TATGATTACACTGAACATTAACGTGATGAATATCGACAAGTCGTTGCTCCATGAGGGCAAGACGGGCGGCAAGTATATGGGGCTGGTGCTCTTTGATAATAAGGAGGGCAAGGATCAATATGGCAATGATGGGTATGTGGTGCAGGACGTGGGCAAGGAAAGGCGGCTGGCCGGGGAGCGGGGGCCGATTATCGGCAACTGGCGTAATCTGGAAAAGCGGACGGAGGCGGCGGCACCGAAGCCGGAGGCAAAGCCCACCTCGGAAATGACTGATGAGGATATTCCGTTTTAAGTGCGGTGAATAACGGGGGATATTTAAGGGGGGCGAGTCAAAACTTGGTCAAGACTTTTGTCCCGTTTCCTGTGTAGGATCACGCTATGCCATCAACTGCTGAGGTCGATTTGGAGCAGCGCATTCACACCGTCGCGGAGTGGGTGCTGGGGGGCGTGCGTTATAGTGAGTTGCTTGCGAAATGTTACGGGCAATGGCGGGTGTGCAAGCGGACGGCTGAAAGCTATGTCGCAAAAGCCAATGAGTTGGCGCGGGCGTCGCGGATGCGGCAGAAGGAGGTGATGATTGCGCGGGCGGCGGAGAAGCTGGAGCGCATTCATGACCGGGCGCTGGCGCGGGAGGATTGTGCGGCGGCGACGGGGGCGGTGCGGGAGTTGATCAAGCTCTTGGGACTAGCGGAGCCGGATAAGCAGGAGGTGAAGCATGGGGCAACGGATGCACTGGAGGCGTTTTTGGGCAAGTTGGTGAATAATCCGGATGAGCCAAAACCTGTCTAATCCTCTGTGGAGGTTGCGTAACCTCTACCATATTAAGCGGGCGGATGATGGGCGGGTGATCCGTTTTGTGCCAAGGCCGGAGCAGCAGCGGGTCTTTGATATGCTTTTTGTCGAGGGGGTGCGGCGGCTGATTATCTTGAAGGCGCGGCGGCTGGGGATGAGCACGGCGTTGGATGTGCTGTTGACTGATCAGATGCTTTTTAATGCGGGGACGCAGTGCTCGCTGGTGGATCAGACGGCGGCGGATGCGGAGCGCAAGCTGGCGACGATTGCCAAGGTGGCGCTGGAGAATATGCCCACGGAGTTTCTGGCGCATGTGGAGCGGGTGCGCGATAGCGGCAGCATTCTTGAAGTGAGTGTGAGTGGACAGTCCACCTCCTCGTTTTTTGCGGGACTGCGGGCGCGGGGTGGCACGAATAACTGGTTGCACCTTTCGGAGTGGGGCGTGATCCAAGCCGATGATCCGAAGCGGTCGGAGGAGATTCTAACCGGGGCGATTCCCTCGGCGGAGCATGGGGCCATCATCGTGGAAACGACGTGGAAGGGGGGGCGCGGGGGGCATCTTTGGGAGATTGTGCGCAAGGCGCTGGAGACGCCGGAGGAGGCGAAGACCAAGAAGGATTGGCGGGTGGTGTTTTTCCCGTGGTGGACGGATGCCACGTATGTGCTGGCCGGGGATGTGGCGACGATCAACCCGGAGGTGGCCAAGTATTTAGATGAGATGGAGGGGGAGACGGGGCATAGGTTTTCGCCGGAGCAGCGGCTTTGGTATGATCGGCAGGCGCGGGATTTGGGGATGTTTATTTATCGGGAGTTCCCCACCACGATGGCGGAGTGTTTTCGCTCGCCAGTGGAGGGAGCGATTTATGCCGATTTGCTCGATAAGCTGCGGGCCAGCGGGGGCATTAGCCAGCATCGGATTGATGAAAGTGCGCTGGTGCATACGAGTTGGGACTTGGGTAGCCCGGTCAATGTGGTGACGTGGTATTGGCAGATGATCGGCACGGAGATACGGGTGATTGATTGCGATGTGGATTTGGACAAGACGCCTGTGCAGCGGGTGGCGCATATGCTGGCCAAGGGTTACAACTTTGGGGCGCATTACTTGCCGCATGATGCGGCGGCGACCAATACGAGCGGGCGGAGTTTTGAGCAGGAGTTGCGCGAGGCGGGGCTGGCCAATACGAAGATTTGCCCGCGGACGCATGATGTGTGGGTGGGCATCAATCGGCTGCGGCAGATGATGCCGCGATTTACCTTCCGCTTGCCGCATTGCGAGGCGGGGTTGCATGCGCTGGCCAGTTATCATTACAAGCGGGCGAGCAGCACGGGGCTGGTGATCAATGAGCCTGTGCATGATTGGTCGAGCCATGCGGCGGATGCGCTGCGGATGGTGGCGGAGGCGGAGATGGCCAATATGCTCAAGGTGTCGAGTGCGCCGCGTAGCCCGGTGACGGTGCTGACGGGGTTGCGCGATAGCAACCGAACAACGGTGGTGCGGCGATGAAGGCTCCGGCGAAACAAATCTATGACCTTTACGATGTGGATAGCCCGCGGACGTTTGGTGAGGATTTGCAGGCGTATTTGCTCAACGGCTATGTGTTTGCCACGCCGACGGAGATGCTAATGGCGCGTCCGGTGCCGAGCGGGGCGGAGCCTGCAATGATCAATAACCCGTGGCAGGTGTTTCCCGTGGAACGGTGTGATACGTGGTATATCTATGCCTATGCGCAGACGGGGAAAACTTCGCCGCTGGGTCTAGTCAAAAAACTATTGCGCTATCAGCCATTTCCGTTACGGCTTGTGGCGTGGGAGCGAAAGCGCGATGGCAGGTTGCGTTTTTATTCCATCACAAAATTACTGGAAATCCTGAGCTATGAGAAATTACGACAACTCGAAAATTGATGTGGCCATGAGGCGCAATTTTGGCGGTGGTGGTGGGCGCAGTGCGCCGCCTCCGATGCCGAAGTTTGAAATGCCGAAGCCTCCCGATCCGCCTCCTCCACCGCCTCCGGCACCAACGTTTATGAACGAGGGCGCGGCGGAGCAAAATGCGCAGCAGGGGATGGATGCTTACCGTCGCCAAGGCTTTCGCAAGTCGCGGATGGCGGGCGATACGGGCGGCTACACTAACCCGGTGACGGGTGCCTCCAGTCTGCTGGGCTGATGGTCTGGTAGGTCTAGTCTAAACGCATGAAGGATCAAACGGCTTTGGCGGATTGGGTCTTGTCGCGTCACGCGGAGTTGGTGGCGGAGCGGGCGACGTGGGAGACGGTCTGGCAGGAGTTGGGCGAGTATTTCTTGCCGCGCCGGGCGGAGATTACCAGCAAGCGGACGCAACCGGATACCAGCCGTTTTGATGTGCTCTTTGATTCGACGGCGATGCAGGCGGCGGCGACGCTGGCCAATGGGCAATTGGCGTATATCACGCCTGCCGATGCGCGGTGGTTTGCTTTTGAGCCTCCTCGCGGGGTGACGCATGATAAGGCGAAGGCGTGGTATAGCCGTTGCACGGAGATTGCGCAGAAGTTGCTGGCCACCTCGAATTTTTACAGCGAGGTGCATGAGGTGTATTACGATGATTCGGTGTTTGGGACGTATTGCCTGTTTGCTCGTCGCGGCAAGACGCATCCGGTGGTGTTCACGCGGTTTGAAATCGGGACGTTTGCCATTGCGGAGGATGATGAGGGGCAGGTGGATACGGTGTTCCGGGAGTTGGAGTTGACCGTGGAGCAGGCGGCGGGGGAGTTTGGCGAGGAGTATCTTTCTGAGAAACTGCGGAAGGCGCTGGCGACGTATCGGGAGCAGGGCAAGGGTGGGACGGTAAAGCATAAGTTTATCCATGCCATTTACCCGCGGAACCCGAAGGATCGTCAAAAGGGCAAGGAGGATGGGCCGAATAAGCCGTGGGCCAGTATCTATGTGGAAGCGGCTAATAAGCATGTGTGCCGCGAGGGGGGCTATGATGAGAAGCCTTTTTTTGCCGGGCGGCATGACAAGCATACGGTGGGGCCGTATGGGGTATCTCCGGCGTGGCGGGCGCTGCCGGAGGCGCGGCAACTGAATTTCTTGTGCAAGCAACTCGATGCTTTGGCGGAGGTGAAGGCGTTTCCAAGGCTGGCGATCCCGGCGACGCATGAAGGGGAGATTGATTTGCGGGCGGGCGGGGTGACGTATTTTGATCCGCAAAACCCGAACGCTTTTCCGAAGGAGTGGGCGACGGCGGGGGATTACAATATCGGGCTGGATCGGGAGAACCGGAAAACCGAAGCGATCAACCGGGCCATGCACGTGGATATGTTCCGGATGTTTTCGGACATTCAGAAGCAGATGACGGCGACGGAGGTCGCGGAGCGGGCCAGTGAAAAGCTGGTGCAGTTTTCCCCGAGCTTTAGCCGGAAAACTACGGAGTTACTGACGCCGATGTTGCGGGCGGTGTTTGGCATTTTGATTCGGGACGGTAAGTTTCCCCAGCCTCCCGCGGAAGCGGCGGTGCAGGATGATATGGGTAATCTGGTGATCCCGGAGCCGGAGGTGACGTATGTTTCCCGTGTGGCGTTGGCCATCCGGGCGATGCAAAATCTGGCGTTGTCGCGGTCGCTGGAACGCAATGCGATGATTGCGCAGTTCCGACCGGAGGTGCTGGATAATTATGATTTTGACGCGATTAGCCGGGATACGTCGCGCAATGACGGGTTGCCGGATAGCTGGATGAAGGACAAAGACCGGGTGGATGAGGAGCGGGCGCAACGGGCCGAAGCGCAAGCGCAAGCCGCGCAGCAGCAGCAGATGATGCAGATGGCGGAGGCCGCGGGCAAAGCGGGCAATGTGAAGCAGGATTCAATGCTGGGGATGCTGGTCAACCGGGAGATTGCATGAGCGATCCGGATTTAGAACGGGAGCGGGAGCGGCAGCGGGTGATCAATGCTTACCATCGGGTTTTTAACTCGGAGGATGGACGCAAGGTGCTGGCCAATTTGCGGGCGTATTTCCGCGTGGATCGTCCGGCCTTTGAGCGGTCGCCGATGCAGCGGTATGACGCGCTGGCGGCGGCGCTGCGGGATGGGCAGCGCGAGGTGATGCTTTTTATCGAACACAAGTTGACGTTGCCGACCAAAGGCGATGCCGACGTGGAAAAACCCAAAACCCAAGTGACGCGCTGATTTTTTCGGCGGGTCTAGTCAAAACCTATGGATACAAATAACAATGCAGGCGGAGAAAGTAACGGCAGCAATGATCAAGGAGTGGCGCAAGCGGCGATGCCGGGAGCCGCAGCAGGCGAGAAAACCTTGCTGGCCACGGAAACCACGGGCACCACGGGCACCAAAGAGGGCGGAGAGGATGCGGGAGCACAAGGCGTAGAAAAGCCGGAGTGGTTGCCGGAGAAATTCTGGCGCAATGACGCGGCGGATGTGGAGTCGCTGGCGAAAAGTTATCAAGGGCTGGAGCAACTGCTGGGCAAAAAGGCCAAGGCGGTGGTGCCTCCGGATGAAAAATCCTCGCCGGAGGAATGGGCCACGTGGCGCAAGACGCTCGGGGTGCCGGACAAGCCGGAGGATTACAAGATCAAGCCGGAGCAGTTGCCGGAGGGTTTTTCGTGGGATGAGCAGTCGGCCAAGCGCGTGGCGGAGGTGGCGCATAAGCATAATATCCCGGCAGCGGCGTTGCAGGATTTGGTGAAGTTTGACTTGGAGCGGCAGCAGTTGATGCAGCAGGCCGCGATCAGCATGGCGCAGCAGGAACTTGAAACCGGGCGCGAGGAGTTGAAGCGGGTGTATGGGGATAAGATGGATGAGAAGATCACGCTGGCCAAGCGGGCGGCGCTGACGGTGGGGGCCAATCCTTTGAGCCGGGGCTTTGTTGACCCGGAGGTGGTGAAGGCGTTTGTCTCGCTGGCAGAGAAGCTTAGCGATGACAAGTTGGTGGCGGGCGACCAGACCACGGCCAGCAGCAGCCGGGCGCGGGCGCGGGATATTATGACCAATAAGGCTAATCCGATGTATGCCCGGTATCAGGACGGTGATCCCGAAGTGGTGGATCAGGTGCGCCGGATGCTGACCAGCGCAAGCTGATGGCCAATAAGACCAAAGGCTGGCAGAAGTATTTGGCAGTCTCATGCACGCATGGGGCGGAGGCCGACCCGCGGGCGTTGGACGCGATGCTGCGTTTGCGCGAGGCGTGGAAGCCGAACTTTGTGCTACACTTGGGCGACGCGATTGACTGCCGGGCGATGCGCTCGGGGGCGCGGCGTGATCCGGATGGCGGGGATTATTCGGCCAGCGTGGCTGATGATCTGATGCAGGGTTTGGCTTTCTTGCGGGAGTTGAAGCCTAATGTCTATCTCTTTGGCAACCATGAGGCGCGTTTGCAGCATTTGGTCAATTCGCCTAATGCGTTGCACGCGGCGGCGGCGCAAGGGGTGCTGGAGCGGATTGAGAAGGAAATGGGCAAGCTCAAGTGCCACGTGATCCCTTACAAGGGGGTGCATCCCGATGGGATGTTTGCCTTGGGGGATACGTTTTTTACCCACGGGGCGCTCTATAATGTTTCCGCGGCGCGGGATTTGGCGGAGATGGTGGGCAAGTCGGTGGTGATGGGCCATACCCACCGCGTCGCTATGGAAAGTGCGCGGATTCATGCGCGGGCGATTGGTTGGACGATTGGCTGCGGGATTCGCTTGGATGTCGATTACAGTATTGGCCGTAGGCAAACGCTGGGGTGGAGGCACGCGGCAGCTTATGGGCATTTCAACGGGACGCATTGCACGGTGAACGTGGCGGTGTTTGATCCGCATTACCGGATTCCATTATGAAAAATAAAGCAGATGCAGACTTGGCGCGGTGGTGTGAGGTGCTGGCGGAGGATAAGCCCGTGGATCAAGTGCCGGAGGGATGGAAGACGGTCAAGCAGTTGGCCGAAGATTTGGGGAAATCGGTGACGGCAACGAAAATTTTGGTCGCCTTGGCGTTGAAACGCGGGGCGGTGGAGAGCCGACGCTATCGGGTGCGGTCGGCGCAAAAGGTGTATCCGGTGACGCATTACAAGCTGGTCAACGAGGCTGTAAAAAAGTCGAAAAAAGTTTTGACTAGACCCAAAAAGCAGCGATAAAGCGGGGATAGTTAGGCAGACAACTCCTGTAAGTGAGCCTGTCCTACGGCACCCACAAGGCCGACGACCCGCACGGCGCGGATAATCGGTAAGCCGAGGGACAAGAGAAAACCACAACCGATTGGGCAGCGCGGAGGCGCGGTCTAGTCAAAACCACAAGGAGATAAAATTATGTCTGCTACTACTCAAATTCCGCAGTTTTTCACAACTGAGTTTTCCGCAAATTGGGAACACTTGGTTCAGCAAAAGCTGAGCAAACTCCGCGACTTCGTGATGATTGATCGAGTCAAGGGGAAAGAAAAAAGTTACAATCAACTGGCCGCTATCGAGATGACGCAAATCACCTCGCGGGCCGCCACCACTAATGTCACGGACACGGCGATGGCAAAACGCTGGATTCGTCCGTTGCAGTATGAGAAGGCCGACCTTCTGGATGAATGGGATGCCGAGCTTTTGGGCGAGGTGTCGCTGCCGCAGAGTGAGTTGATCCAAGCGCATGCCGCGGCTTATGGCCGGGCTTGCGATAAGATCGTGCTTTCGGCGGCAACGGGCACCGCGTTCACGGGTGCCACGGGCACCACTTCCACGGTGTTGCCCAATGGCCAGAAGATCGGCGCGACGTTTGTCGAGTCGGGTTCTCCCGCAACCAGCGGTTTGACTATTGCCAAGCTGCGCCAAGCGAAATTCATCCTCGATGATAACAATGTCGATGAGGACGATCAGCGTATCATTGCCCTGAGTGCCAAGCAGTTGCAGGACTTGCTGCGCACCACCGAAGCGACCAGCGCCGATTACAACACGGTGAAGGCACTGGTGGCCGGGCAGATTGATACCTTCCTTGGCTTCCGCTTCCGTCTGGTGGACAAATCGTTCTTCGCCTACGACGGCGCAACGGGCATCCGAACCATCGTGGCTTATGCCAAGAGTGGTCTGCGCATGACCGACAGCGGGCGTAGCGTGCATGTCGATGTGCGACCTGACCGCAGCCATTCGCTGCAAATCCGCACGGTGGCATCTATCGGTGCTGCCCGTATGGAGGAGGCGAAGGTTGTCGCTATCGACTGCGACGAAATTATCTAACTTACCACCCCACCGCGCTGGCAGGCCGCGGATAAGTAGCCTGCCAATTTTTTAATCTTATGGCGGACTCCACTTCTATCTGCAATAGCGCGTTGGCCAAGCTGGGCAGTGGCATGATTATGTCGCTGACGGATGATTCCAAGCAGGCGCAATTTTGCAGCCGCTTTTACGATGAGACGCGGGATGAGGTGTTGTCTTCGCATCGGTGGAATTTTGCCATGCGGCGGGCGACGTTAAGCCGTTTGGCGGATGCGCCGGAGTTTGAATGGGCCTTTGCGTATCAGTTGCCCACGGATTGCTTGCGGGTGGTGCAGTTGAACGGGGCAGAGCCAAGTGAGCGCGAGGGGGAGTTTGCCGTGGAGCGCAATATGCTGATGACGGATGCCGATGTGGCTCAGGTGCGGTATATCGCCCGGATCACCGATGGCAGTTTGTATCCGCCGCTGTTTGTGGAGGCTTTGGCAACCAAGCTTGCCAGCAAGTTGGCGGGGCCGATTACCGGGAGCCGACAGTTGCCCGCGGAGTTGTTGCGGGAATATGAGGTGATCACGGGGCCGAAGGCGCGGATGGCCGATGTGTTTGAGGAGCAAAGGCGGCGTAAGCAGCCGTGGGTGTTTAGTGATCTGGTGCGGGCGCGGTATGCCCGCGGGATGTAGCGTTTATGGCGAATATCCTCGTCACGTCTCTTAACGCCGGGGAGTTGAGTCCCTACATGGATGCCCGTGTGGATGTGGAGAAGTATGCCAGCGGTTGCCGCAGACTGGAGAATATGCAGGTGTTGCCTTATGGCGGGGTGTTTCGCCGGGGCGGGACGGAGTATCTGGG